AGGAGCTACTGCTGTAGGTGGTGGTGTTCTAATTGTTGTTACCGAATTAGAATCTGATTTATTATATGAGCTTGAGGTGCTTGTGGAAGTAGAAGTCGAATCAGTTACAATAGGTTCGCTCTGAGCTTCTGCGAATTTGAAACATAACAAAAACATAACAAAAAGCACCATTAAATGCTTTTTGAACATGAGAAATCCCTTTTAGTTCTGGATTGTTAATGATGTTGGATCTATATTTATTACATAATTGATAAATTGTACTGCAATATCTTCGTCATCAAAATATCTAATAATAGTATTACCAGTAAATTGAGAAACGAACAATAACATTATATATTTATCAAAGCGCGATAGCTTAATAAACCAGCCATCGCGCAATGCTGTTTCAAATGATACTATATTATTTTTTGTTGGTTTTACTGATACAGCCTGTTTCGATAAATTCTTTCGCATTTTTACCCATTCCAGCAACAATTTCATTTGCCTTATTGGTATATATAGCGAAAACAGAATTTGTCATTTCATTAAATGATTTGGTATAAAAATCAACCTCTTTTACCTTGAAATCAATCAACTTCTTAGCAAATTCCTTCTGATAATCAAAAAATAATTCCATTATAGTTTCCTCCTAGCATTCTTCATCATCACAATTATTTCAATTACAGTATTGTAAAATTCCTTAAGCTTTTCCATAAAATCTCCTTTCATTATTATTTATTAACCTATGTTGCATTGCAGCACAGTCATTATAATGATATTTTTCTATGAAGTCAATAGGGTTTTCAGATGATTTCTTTGAATTTTACACGAACACCATTGATTATAATAATCATCTTTAAGGAGTGCATCCCTCATGAAAATCTCTTTAGATTCCATATAGGAGCATTCTCCTCTTGATTTACATAAATGAATTATTTCTCTTTTAAAATTATCTTTACCGTATTTTTCTATATCTTCAAGTAAAATCTTATTAGAACCCCAATAATTTTGCCAATTGGAATCGACTCTAATCTTTTTCTTTTTACCTTTTACTTGTTTGGTTTTTGCTCTGGTAAGATATTTTCTACCTATATACTTTTTGTTATTCAAAAGATTTGTTATACAATAAACAAATCCATACAATGAATCATTTTCGTCTATAGTGAATATCGTATTATTGTAGATCCACGAATTCATCATCATTTTCATCTAAATCCATGATCATATATCCACCACAAAATGGACACATACAAGGTCCATCTTCAGCTTCTAATTCATCATATTCTATTGCAAACTCTGTTTCGCATTCTTCACAAGTGTGTTGTATCTTTTTCATGAAAATTTCCTTTTATAAATATACAATACACTCTACTTATACTCTCTTAAATCGAGGTCAAAATGCAAACAGAATTAACTGAATCAATGAAAAAGGTTCTTGCAAATACCTTTTCTTTGTACTTGAAATCACATAATTTTCATTGGAATGTTGAAGGCATGTTCTTCTCTGAATTGCACGACTTCTTCGGCAATCTTTACTCAGAATTGTGGGCAGCGGTAGATCCTATTGCTGAACATATCCGCTATCTAGATTCTTATGCACCAGGTGCATTAAGTAGATATATAGAACTTTCATCTATTCAAGATGAATTGACAGTTCCTACAGCTAGAGATATGATTACGATTCTTCTTGCAGATAATGATATTGTTCGTGCATCACTTTATGATGCATTCAAACAAGCCAATGCGGCCAATGAACAGGGACTTTCTAATTTCATCCAAGATAGAATAGGTGCTCATGATAAACACCACTGGATGTTGAGAAGTTTTCTTAAACTGGTATAAAACCTAATCTTTTATCATCTTCAATCTCTTCTTGACTGCAAGAGATTAATTCCGACGATATATCGATATTATCACTAGCCCAGACTACTTTAATTTCATTATAATCATGATTTAAAAAGTCTGGATTTCTTCTAAAATGAATCTCTATTGGTTTTTCACCAATAAATTCTACATTAATATATTCTGCATATTTAATTCTGAAAAAGATAGGATGTTGGAGATATATCTCTTTATTCGTCTTTTTCCATGATAAAAATTTATACAGTTTATCTGGATCTCTAATACCTTCTACAGCTAATATTGGCTTGAAATAATATTGATCAAATTTATAATCTATGCTGTATTGTGGACCTTCAAAATATTCACACCAGAAATAACCAGGCTTAATGATAGTTTGATTCTTTTTAAGATATACAATCTTTGCACCACGTCCCATACCCGATAAATTATATATTGGACGAATAACATACTTACCATCCTGTGGCACAGGAACACCACAAGGTCCACAGTTATAATCTAATTGATCAGAAAACCAAAGTTTGTTAAAGTAATTTCTTAAGTGTGGATATTTAATCCAGCATTCTGCATCTTCTATCATGCCCAAACATCTGCCCAAGAACCGGATAGTGCTCCTTTTGCATAATCTGTTGATTTGTTTTCAAAAAAGTTTGTATGTATTGGTGCATTTACCATAGATTCTACCCACGGTAATGGATTCTTTTTTACTTTAAATATGCCTTTCAGGCCAAGAGATATTAATCTTCTATCTGCAATATATCTGATATATTGTTTTACATCGTGTTCTGATAAATTTTCCATTGCGCCTTGTGAGAATGCTAGGTCAATAAATTTATCTTCAAGATCAACCATTTTAGTTGCAATGGTATAAATCTTTCCTTTCAATTCATCGTTCCAGATTTCTTTATTCTCTTCGATATAAGTTCTAAAGAGTTTAATCATACTCTCCGCATGAATTGTTTCATCAATAATTGACCAGCTAATAATTTGACCCATACCCTTCATTAAACCATGGCGAGGGAAATTCAACAACATAATGAATGAAGAAAATAATTGCATACCTTCCGTAAATGCTGAAAATGCCGCTATATTAGTTGCTACAGATTCTATTGTTCCACTCTTATTGGAAAGATCAATAAAGTATTCATGTTTAGCTTTCATTGATTCATATTCAAGAAAATCATTATAAATTGAATCTGGCATGCCTAATGTTTCAATTAAATGAGAATATGCAGCAACATGCAAAGCTTCTCTTGCTGCAAATCCACATAACATCATTCTTATTTCTGGTTGTGGAAAGTATGGTAGATAATTCTTGACATAACCACCAGCTACATCAATATCACCTTGTGTAAAGAATCGGAATATCTGTGTAAGAAAATGTTTCTGTTCTTTTGTTAATTTATTTTTCCAATCTTTTACATCTTCAATCATCGGTACTTCAAGATGAATCCAATGACTTTGTTCATGTTTTAACCAAGCTTCATATGCAAATTCATAACTGAATGGACGAAAATAATTTCTTTCATCTGTTAATTTATACTTAACTTTTTTAATCATATATTTAAACTTTCTTCATTTAGTTAGCTAACCTTCACATGCCAAACAAATATCATCATCACCGGCTAGCTTTTTCAAATCAATTTCTTCAATAACTTGTCTTTGTATTTTCTTTGATATCTTATCAGCTTTACCAATCTTTTCAGAACGACAATAATAAAGCGTTTTCATTTTCTGTTTCCATGCTTGGAAATGAACGGCATGAAGATACTTAATATTTACATCAGGTCTAAAAAATAAATTAACACTCTGCGATTGATCGATAAACTCTTGGCGATGCGCTGCATGATCAATAACCCATCTTTGATCTATCTCAATTGCCGTCTTGAATATCTCTTTTTCCTCATCAGTCAATATATCAAGATGTTGTACAGATCCATCATTTGCAATAATAGATGACCAGATTTCTGGCAATTCTTCTTCACTTACTTTAGTCTTTAAAACATTATCTAAAAACTTGTTCTTTGTTAGATAAGCACCAGATAAAGTATCTTGTCTATAAGCATTTGCTCTATATGGTTCTATAGAAGGTGACGTATTGCCCATAATAATACTACTAGAAGCATTAGGCGCTACAGACATTACATGACAAAAACGGAATCCAGTACCCGTTGCGTCAGGTGCTTCTCCTCTTTCTGCTCCAAGTTCTCTGTTGGCTTCATCCAGCTTCTTTCGAATATGTTTAAACATTTTCATATTAGCAGAAGTCGCTAATACGGATTCCCATGGTATATTATTTTTCTGTAAATATGCATGAAATCCTAATGCACCGACACCAATACTACGCTCACGACTGGCAGAATATTTAGCTCTTTTGATAGTATTTGGTGCATGTTTAATGAAATACTCCAATACATTATCAAGCATTTCGGCTACATCACGAAGAAATAGTTTATTGGACTTCCATTCATCAAAATATTCGAGATTTACAGAAGAAAGACAACATACAGCAGTTCTATTCTTATCTGAGCAAAGTACAATTTCTGAACAAAGATTAGATTGTTTAATTGATAGACCCAATTTCTTTTGAAATTCTGGCATCATTCTATTACTTGTATCGATGAAATGAAGATATGGTTCTCCTGTATGCATACGCATTTCAAGGATTCTTTGCCATAATTCTTTTGCTGATATCTTTTCTTTTACTTCATCGCCGTGAGGATCTTTAAGTTCCCAGGTATCATCATAATTTGGATCGATCATGCTTTTTTCGATGATTTCCATGAAATTATCAGTGATATTGATACCATGATGAAGATTTAATGCTTTCATGTTTTGATCGCCTGTTGGCTTTCTCATTTCAAGAAACATTAAGATATCAGGATGCGATATATCGAGATAAGCAGCATACGAACCGCGTCTAGTCCTTCCTTGCCTATATGCAAGAGAACTAGCATCATAGGTCCGCAAATGAGGCATAACGCCAACAGATTTATCATCTGCACTTCTAATACCCACTCCAATTCCAATACCTCCCCCTAACATTGATAGCCAATTTACTTCCGACAAACAGTCAACCAAACCTTCCGCAGAATCATCCAAGTAGGGGAGAAAACAAGAAATAGGCAAACCACGCTTGCTCCTACCAAAA